CCTGGGCAGTCAGGCTGTCGCCGGACACCGCATCCGTCAGGCGGCTGATCCCAAGCTGGCCTGCAAGCGCACAAAAGAAAACCCGCGCATAGGCGGGTTCAAGCATCAGCGGCTCATTAAAGGCCATGCTGGCAATATGCGGGAGATTACGCAGCTCTGCTGTCACTCTTCTCCTCCTCTGTTGATTGTCGCAGCCCGGATTCAAATGCTGCAGCCGCCCAGGCGGGCGGTTTAAGACCAGCCGCGCGGCGCTCCATCGTTTCACGGACCTGCTGGGCAAAAATTTCCTGATAGTCGTCACCGCGTTTCGCGCACTCTTTCTCGTAGGTGCTCAGTCCGGCTTCTATCAGCATCACCGCTTCCTGAACTTCTTTCAGACCATCGATGGCCATACGACCGGAGCCTATCCAGTCGCAGTTCCCCCAGGCACTGCGGGCTTCCTGAAAGCTGAAGCGCGCTTTTGAAGGTAACGTCACCACGCGGCGAACGATGGCCTCTTCCAGCCAGCACAGAAACATCTGGCTCGCCTGACGGGATGCGACGAATTTTCGCCGCCCCATAAAGTACGCCCACGACTCGTTCGCACTGGCCCGTGCCGTGGAGTAGCTCATCTGGGCGTAATTCCGGGAAAGCTGCTCATACGAGACACCCAGCCCGGCAGCGATATACCGCAGCAGTGACTGCTCAAACACGGAGTAGCCGTTATCCGTGTCCTGAGCCGTCTGCAGGTTCAGTGAGTCCCCCGGCATCAGGTGCGGCACTTTTGCGCCTCCCAGACGGACCGGTGCTGCGGCGTAATACGCGGCAATTTCACCAATCCAGCCCGTCAGCCTTTCCCGCTGCTCCTGACTGTTCGCGCCCAGAATAAAATCCATCGCTGACTGCGTATCCAGCTCACTTTCAATGGTGGCGGCATACATCGCCTTCACAATGGCGCTCTGCAGCTGCGTGTTCTGCAGCGTGTCGAGCATCTTCATCTGCTCCATTACGCTGTAAAACACATTTGCACCGCGGGTCTGCCCGTCCTCCACGGGTTCAAAAACGTGAATGAACGAGGCGCGCCCGCCGGGTAACTCACGGGGTATCCATGTCCATTTCTGCGGCATCCAGCCAGGATACCCGTCCTCGCTGACGTAATATCCCAGCGCCGCACCGCTGTCATTAATCTGCACACCGGCACGGCAGTTCCGGCTGTCGCCGGTATTGTTCGGGTTGCTGATGCGCTTCGGGCTGACCATCCGGAACTGTGTCCGGAAAAGCCGCGACGGACTGGTATCCCAGGTGGCCTGAACGAACAGTTCACCGTTAAAGGCGTGCATGGCCACACCTTCCCGAATCATCATGGTAAACGTGCGTTTTCGCTCAACGTCAATGCAGCAACAGTCATCTTCGGCAAACTCTTTCCATGCCGCTTCAACCTCGCGGGAAAAGGCACGGGCGTCTTCCTCCCCGATGCCCAGATAGCGCCAGCTTGGGCGATGACTGAGCCGGAAAAAAGACCCGACGATATGATCCTGATGCAGCTGGATGGCGTTGGCGGCATAGCCGTTATTGCGTACCAGATCGTCTGCACGGGCATTGCCACGGGTAAAATTGGGCAGCAGGGCTGCATCCACACTTTCACCCGGTGGGTTCCACGCCCGCAACTGCCCACCAAATCCGCTGCCACCGCCGTGATAACCGGCATATTCACGCAGCGATGTCATGCCGTCCGGCCCCAGAAGGGTGGGAATGGTGGACGTTTTCATACATAAAATCCTGCAGGTCCCCTGCGTCGCTGTGTCATGCCGGTCTGCACTTCCAGCTCCGCAATGTATTTTTTCAGGTCAGACACGGAAGTGGCCGTAAACTCCACTCGCCGTCCGTCTTTCTGTACCGTTGCCACCCGTTTACCTGTCATCAGGTCATGCAGTGCCGCACGGGCAGCGGCAAGTTCTTCCTGTCGCGTCATTCATCCTCTCCGGATAAGGCACGGGCGTAATCTGCCAGTGTTTTCTTGTTGGTTGCTGCACCATCCTCTTCCTGCAGGCTCACCAGCAGTGCACTGAGATCCAGCTGCCAGCGGGAAATACTGATGCGCAGCGCCGCCAGCGCATAAACGAAGCAGTCGAGCGCCTCATTGCGTCGCTTTTTGCTGTCCCACAGTATTTTTTTTCTGCCATCCACCCATTTTTCGACCTGCTCTTCAGCAGTCAGCTGCTGCGCTTCGGTCAGATCAAAAATATCCGGGTTATTCGGGAAGTGAACGGCACCGGGAAGCGGTTCATCCCCTTCCGGCGTCAGTGTGAAGCGGTTATAAATCTGCTCTTTCGCGGTATCCGTACCGATTTCGGTAAGGTAAACCCCGTTTTTGTTTCGCTTACGTGGCATGCTGGCCACCGGCTTACCGTAGACGGATGCCCCTTTAATGGGGATCACCCGGAACAGCCCATGTTTTTTCGAGCGTTCATACACAATGGTAGGGTCAATCCCGCCAGTATCCCAGCAGATACGGGATACCGACATTTCTGCACCATTCCGGCGGGTATAGGTTTTATTGATGGCCTCATCCACACGCTGCAGCGTCTGTTCATCGTCGTGGCGGCCCATAATAATCTGCCGGTCAATCAGCCAGCTTTCCTCACCCGGCCCCCATCCCCAAACGCGCATTTCGTAGCGATCCAGCTGGGAGTCGATACCGGCGGTCAGGTAAGCCACACGGTCAGGAACGGGCGCTGAATAATGCTCTTTCCGCTCTGCCATCACTTCAGCATCCGGACGTTCACCGATTTTCGCTTCCCACGTCTCACCGAGCGTGGTGTTCACGAAGGTTTTACGTTTTCCCGTATCCCCTTTCGTCTTCATCCAGTCTTTGACAATCTGCACCCAGGTGGTGAACGGGCTGTACGCCGTCCAGATGTGAAAGGTCACACTGTCCGGCGGCTCAATCTCTTCACCGGATGACGAAAACCAGAGAATGCCATCACGGGTCCAGATCCCGGTCTTTTCGCAGATATAACGGGCATCAGTGAAGTCCAGCTCCTGCTGACGGATGACGCAGGCGTTATGCTCGCAGAGATAAAACACGCTGGAGGGGTCATCCGGCGTCCATTTGAGGCCAAACGGCGTCTCTTTATCGCCAAATTTAAGGTACTGCTCCTCCCCGCAGTGCGGGCAGGCAACATGAAAACGCATAAAATGCGGGGATTCACTGGCTGCACGCTCAATCTGGCAGGTGCCTCTCACTTTGGGCGTGGAGCCACGGATGGACTTTGGCCAGACCGAGCCTTCAATACGCTTATCGCCCAGGAACGTCGGAGAGCCTTCCTGTTCAATATCCTCATCAAAGGCAGCAAGTTCATCATAACCCGCCACATCCACCGACTTTTCACGGTAGTTTTTTGCCGCTTTACCGCCCAGGCACCAGAAGCCACGACCATTGGAAAAACGCTTCATGGTGAGCGTGTTATCCCGGTGCTTTTTGCCATACCACGGAGCCAGCGCCAGCAGCGACGGAATATCGCGGATGGTCGGCTCAACGTGGGTTTTCATAAAGTTCTCGGCATCACCATCCGTCGGCAACCAGATAAGGGTGTTGCGCTGCTTATGCTCTATGAAGTAGGCATAAACACCCAGCAGCATTTTGGAATAACCAACACGGGCAGACTTCACCACATTCACCTCGCGGACGTAGTCACTGCCCATCGCATTCATGATGGCCCGCTGAAAGGGCAGTGTTTCCCAGCGCCCTTCCTGGTATGCGGATTCTTTCGGGAGATAGTAATTGGCATCCGCCCATTCAACGGCGGTCTGTGGCTCCGGCCGGAACAGTGAGCGAAGCCCGGCGCGGACAAAATGCCGCAGCCTGTTAACCTGACTGTTCGATATATTCACTCAGCAACCCCGGTATCAGTTCATCCAGCGCGGCTGCTTTGTTCATGGCTTTGATGATATCCCGTTTCAGGAAATCAACATGTCGGTTTTCCAGTTCCGGAAAACGCCGCTGCACCGACAGGGGGATCCCGTCGAGAATACTGGCAATTTCACCTGCGATCCGCGACAGCACGAAAGTACAGAATGCGGTTTCCACCACTTCAGCGGAGTCTCTGGCATTCTTCAGTTCCTGTGCGTCGGCCTGCGCACGCGTAAGTCGATGGCGTTCGTACTCAATAGTCCCTGGCTGGAGATCTGCCTCGCTGGCCTGCCGCAGTTCTTCAACTTCCCGGCGCAGCTTTTCGTTCTCAATTTCAGCATCCCTTTCGGCATACCATCTTATAACGGCGGCAGAGTCATAAAGCACCTCATTACCCTTGCCACCGCCTCGCAGAACGGGCATTCCCTGTTCCTGCCAGTTCTGAATGGTACGGATACTCGCACCGAAAATGTCAGCCAGCTGCTTTTTGTTGACTTCCATTGTTCATTCCACGGCCAAAAACAGAGAAAGGAAACGACAGAGGCCCAAAAGCTCGTTTTCAGCACCTGTCGTTTCCTTTCTTTTCAGGGGGTATTTTAAATAAAAACATTAAGTTACAACGAAGAAGAACGGAAACGCCTTAAACCGGAAAATTTTCATAAATAGCGAAAACCCGCGAGGTCGCCGCCCCGTAACCTGTCGGATCGCCGGAAAGGACCCGCAAAATGATAATAATTATCATCTGCATGTCACAACGTGCATCTACGCAATCAAACCACGTCAAATAATCAATTATGACGCAGATATCGTATTAATTGATCTGCATCAACTTAACGTAAAAACAACTTCAGACAATACAAATCAGCGACACTGAATACGGGACAACCTCATGTCAACGAAGAACAGAACCCGCAGAACAACAACCCGCAACATCCGCTTTCCTAACCAAATGATTGAACAAATTAACATCGCTCTTGATCAAAAAGGGTCCGGGAATTTCTCAGCCTGGGTCATTGAAGCCTGCCGCCGGAGACTGTGCTCAGAAAAAAGAGTTTCTCCTGAAGCAAACAAAGAAAAGAGTGACATTACTGAATTGCTCAGAAAACAGATCAGACCAGATTGAAGCAATTTAGATAATCGTGCAGACTACGCCCCCCTCATATCACATGGAAGGTTTATCTATGGATCAGGTAGTCATTTTTAAACAAATATTTGATAAAGTTCGAAACGATTTAAACTATCAATGGTTTTATTCTGAGCTAAAACGTCACAATGTCTCACATTACATTTACTATTTAGCCACAGAGAATGTTCATATTGTATTAAAAAATGATAATACAGTGTTATTAAAGGGCCTAAAAAACATTGTGTCTGTCAAATTTTCAAAGGATAGGCATCTTATAGAAACGACCTCTAATAAGCTGAAATCCAGAGAGATCACATTTCAGGAATACAGAAGAAACCTTGCTAAAGCAGGAGTTTTTCGGTGGGTTACAAATATCCACGAACAAAAAAGATATTACTATACCTTTGATAATTCATTACTCTTTACTGAAAACATACAGAGCACATCACAAATGTTTCCACACTAAACCATAACGTCCGGTTTCTTCTACCCCTGCACCGGACTGGCTGACATGAAGAGCAACCCCGCGTTCAGTTGACGCGTTAATAACCCGGTGTGCATCGTTTTTGATTATTCCCGCACACTCACGCAGAAGGAATTCCCCGTCGGGCTACGGTCATGGTTAATGCGGGAATACGGCGACGATACAGCGCATGATGTGTCAGGCTTGAATACCTTTATCCGTTAAAAGGGATATCAGTTAAGTTATCCCGTGCAGGGTATAAGCCATTATCAAGCCCCCCGTAGATAGGCTTTGTAATGACATCTTCAATTAATCAGCAGTTCAGGCTGTGTCACCTGCAAGATGTATTCATGCTCGACAGCCAGGACACGCTTCTCTTTCTTCCGTTCGTTCATTAACCGACTGCCGATCGTACCTTTCAGCTTTGAGCGTGTTTCTTTGATGGCGTAGCGGTGCTGCATTTCTTCGCCAATTGCCATGCGGCGGCTCAGTTGTTCTGCCATCCAGTTGAATGCTGCGATATAGCTCTCCTTGATTGCCGCAGCAGCTTTCCCGGTGAACCCCATCACAACCATGATCCAGCCATCTTTCGTCAGGCTGTACATCGGGCGAACCTTGCCCTGCTCATCGATATAATCAGCCGACGCAAAATTGCGTTGGCTAAACTCACGCGAGCAATCAGCCTTAACCTGCTCGATTTTCCTGAGAACATCACCGTGTCGCTTGCCGAAGTACTTGGCAATTTTTCTGGATGTGGTAACGACCTCTCCGTTTTTGGCTTGCACCATTTCTCGGAAGTCGAAGGCTGGAATAACTGAATGATTATTCATAGCGTCTTTACCTTTTAGAAAGTGAGCCTGTCTCACAGAAAAGCCGCCCGAGAGAGGTCGCCACCTATAACGGCATTTCTCAGGCTCGCTTACTGAAAGGCTCTCGTTAATATGCGCGTGAGATGCGCTGTGAAATTCAGATATAAAAAGCCCCGCGAATGCGAGGCTAAATCCTGGTATTTGTAATGAACTGGCTCTTATCTCAACGCAGCCCCTTACTGCGCGCCAGATGCTCAATATCAAGCATCAGCAATGAGATGTTTAATCTGGATTTACTCCAGAAGTGATCACCACCCTGTCTACAGAGCCAGATGTGAAGGATAATGAGTAAAATTATCGCTATCATCGAAGGCATTGCGTCCTAATGTATTCCTGAAGCGTTCTCAGTGCTGTTTGGTCGCGGATAATTCCGTCCCGGATATCGAGAACGTTTCGTCCAGCAACTGGAGAGAGTTCGACGGTGGCATCATTGCCCATGCCGGAGGCGCTGGAGGTTTCGGCAGAGGATGGCACAGGGCATTTTCCTTTGACGAGCACCCTGCCACCATTATCAAGCTTCCGCAGAAGAGCATCATTTTCAGCTTTCGCATCAGCTAACTCCTTCGTGTATTTTGCATCGAGCGCAGCAACATCACGCTGACGCATCTGCATGTCAGTAATTGCCGCGTTCGCCAGCTTCAGTTCTCTGACATTTTTGTCGCGCTGGGCTTTGTAGGTAATGGCGTTATCACGGTAATGATTAACAGCCCATGACAGGCAGACGATGATGCAGATAACCAGAGCGGAGATAATCGCGGTTACTCTGCTCATTGTTTCCCCCACAAACAGACTTCACGCTCAATCTCACGGCGAGTCATCAGTCCTTTCCATTGATTACCGCCAGCGTATGTCCAGCGCCGTAGCTGATCACATGCGCCTTTGATATCACCGTGGTTTATTTTGCGAAGAAGCGTCGATGTTCTGAAATTGCCAGCACCCACGTTGTAGACGAACGAGTAAAGAGCGCCGCGCGTTGTTTCCGGTATATCAACTTTTATGTACGGGTTAATTTGTCTGGCGACCGTGGCAAGGTCTTTATTCAGGAGGGCTTTGCATTCTGCTTTGGTATACGTTTTACCGAGCATGATGTCTTTTCCTGTATGCCCGTGACATACAGTCCATACACCAACAATATCTTTGT